GACGGGCTGAGCCAGGCGACCAGTTGATCCAGTGGGTTCAATTCGACGCGGTTCATACGGGATTATCGAATCTGGCCACAGACATCGTCAGCCCGCCGATGGTGGGCGCCTGGTTGGCCCGTGCGACTTCGGCAACGGCGCGCTGTTCCCATTCTTTTCGCCCGGCGATGATGGCGGGCAGATCTTCCATGCGCAGGCGCCGGTCGCCAAAGCTGACTTCCTTGCCCTCCAATAACGCGGTTTCAGCGACCAGATATTTGGCCAGCATCTCGGTAGCAGTGCTCATCGGCGAACCCTTGTATGGTTTTATGCTTCTCTCGTTCGCCTCCCCTCCCGCTTGCGGGAGAGGATTGAGGAGAGGGCGCATTCAGGTTTGCCGAATTTACCGAGGCGGCTGTCTCATTTACAGGGGGAAGATGAGACTGTTTTTTAACCTGATACTTGCCGGCCATTTTCATTCTCCTTTTAGCATCCGATAAAATTGCGCCTTGCTGATGCGATGTTTGGCGCATACTTCTGTCCTGTTGCACCCATTAAAATCTTTCAGCACTTCTTCCTTGCGCGCCAGGCAATCTATTTTTGCAACATATACTTCACATCCTCCATCCTGTTGACGATCAATGATGGCCCAGCGTTCAACGACCGGCCAGCGCAATTGCTGCTCGATCTGCTCGGCGCAGTTGTCACTGAATGAGTTTTCACCGATCGCATGTTGAACGGCTTTGAGGACAAATCTAAGCAACGCTTCACCGCTCACTTGAATCCCCTTTGCGCCCAATCGTCCGTGGCGAAACTGCTGCGCGCTGCGCCAGGTTTGGCGGCGCGGCTGGGTACAGGCGTCTGCATTTTGCTCGGCACACCGGCGACCAGCTCGTCCAGCGTCAGTTCTTTGGGCTGACTGAACAGGTCTGCCATCAGCGGCTGCACCTTGGCTTCCAGATCATCCCAGAATTTCGCGCTTTTTTTATGCAGATCGAAATATGTCTCCAGCCAGATGGTGTACACGCCGCAGTCCCAGGCCTCAACGCGCTTCCTGATCGCTGTCCAGGAGGACTCTTCGCCGCGCGTGGTGCGGCGGGTGGTGCGCGCTTCGCCGGTGAATTGGCGGAACCATTCGTCGCTGAGTTCTTTACTGAAGTGGACGTAGCCGGGGCCCGGCTTGGTAATCTGCAAGCGGCCATGCAGTAGGTCTTTGGCGTGGTTTGTCCCGACCCACCACAGCACCAGGCCGTTTTTGCGCAGCCGCCCCTTCCAGTCGATATCTACTTTGCTGGCACCGTCCTTGATGTGTTTCTCGCGCCCGCTGCGCCCGCCGATGGCGAACACTTTACGGCGATTATGTTTGGCTACCCAGTTGTACACGGCGTGGGTGTTGTGGCCGCGCGTGTCGATCGCCGCGCCGGTGATGCGCAGGCGGGATCCGCTGGCGTGCATGAATTCGGTCTCGAACAGGAATTCGTCCATATCCGCCCACACCTCCTCCTCGTCCGGGTTGCCGAAAAAAATGCGGTGCGCGACGGTCCACATTTCGCAGCCGCGCCCATAACCCCACACGCCGCACTCCAGCCGGTTCGGTTGTGTGTCGATCCCAGCCAGCAGCAGCACTGCGCCGCGCGGCACGCGCTCCAGCAGGAACGGCTCGGCGCGCGCGCGCAGTTCGTTCTCGTCGGTCTTTTCGTATTCTTCGGCCCAGTAATCGCCGCGAGTGGTGTTGACGAAGGCCTGTAGCTTTTCTTTTTTGCCCTCGCCGCTTTCACGGTTGGCGGCAATGAATTCGCGCACGATGCCGGCCCATGATACGTTCGGGCTGTAGGCGCTCCAGGTGTGGAAAGCGACGCACGCCGGCGGGCGAATGATCTCGCCCTGCGGGTTGCGGAAGATGCCCTTGTTGTCCAGCGTGGTGCCATCATCGGCTTGATAGCGTCCGGCCGTGTCCAGGTCGATGCCCAGGTATTGCGCCTGCGAGATCAGCGCGCCGCAGTGCGGACACAAGTGGCGGACGGTTTCGGGATCGTCGTCATGCCACTTGAAACCGCTCATCTCTTCTTTGCCGCCCCACACCAGCGGATGGTAGCCGCCACACTCCGGACAGGGAATGCAGGGTTGCAGGAAAATGTCCGCGTCGCGCTCGCGTTTTTCGATGTTGGAAAAACCCTTCAGCTTCGGCGTGCTGCCGAATACCATCTTGGGAAAGGTCGCGCCCTCGACGCGCTTGGCCGCCAGCGTGCCGGGATCGCCTTCCTTCTCGATGTTCGCATCGAACGCATCGTATTCGTCCAGCATCGCCACGTCCGCGCTCAGCCGCCGGTAGTTTTTCGCGGCCTTCCCGCCCTTGATGTGCGCCATGCTGCCGAGGAACTTCTTCGCCTGCAGCGTGTTGTCCTTGTCGCGTTTCAGGTAGGCAGGGAACACCATTTCCATCACCGCCACGTCGCGCAGCATCGGGTCCAGTTCGGTCTTGACAAACTCGTCGCGGTCATCATCGGTCGGCTGCCACAACACCTGGTTGCGCCGCTTGTGTTGCGCGAAGTAGCCCATCGCCGCCAGCAGAATCTTGGTATATCCGACGCGAGCCGACTTGCGCCAGATGATCTCGCGGATATCGTCGTTGCTGATACACGCCATGATCGCGCGCTGGAACCACCACGGCGTCCACCGCTGCTCAACATAGGACGATTCGACGGACAGATAGAAATGCTCCCGCGCCCATTCGTCCAGCGTCATCGGCGGCGGCACCCCGAACGCACTCATCCCTCGCGCCAGGTGTTGCTCCAGCGTCGGGAGAATGAAACGAGTGTGCTCGGATAGATCCATCAGGCAGCCTCACCCATTATTTGATCAACAACAACGGCATCATCCTCGACGGTCGCCTCATCATTCAGGTCTGATAACGACATCGCAGCCACCGTATTGCGCGCCTTCGCCACCTCTCCTGCGATCAGATCAATATCATCAGCCGTAAGTTGAGGAACGCGACGGCGCACCATCCCAGGTATTGCATCCAAAACGCCGGCAACCTTCGACGCCGCCTTGGTCAGTACCTCCTCGATCAGCGCAACCGGCGCCAGCTCGCCGCGCGTGACGGCGTTCTGCATCGCCACCTTGTCGGCCTGTTCACTGGCCAACCTTGCGCGCTCGGCCGCCAGTTCACCCACGTTCGCACCACCTCTGCCAGCGGCCTGCTCTCGCAAGCGGCGTATATATGCAACACGAATATCACCCAGTTCAACAGTTTTCCAATCTAAATTGATCTGCTCCAGAAGCTCACTTACAGCTTGCTGGCTTAAATCAAGATGATCTGCAATATCCTGTTGACTCAACACCTTACAACCCCCTTAGTAAAAACTCATGACTAGAGCACACACAAGGTACTAATCACCCGTATCGGGAAAGCTGCGGGAGTACCTTTCGTTTCAATGGGTTGTATGCTACTTGTTGCGCAACACATAACTACTGGCGCTTCATTGGATGCGCTCATTTCGCCGTCCTCATTGCGCTGGCAAACTCTCTGTCGAACTCGATGTTCCACACCCTATCAATGGTTTCGCTGGCTGTCTCGAAGTAGCGGATACGCTTGCCGTATGACGGCGTTCCGACGAACAGGATGATGGGACGCACGAATGATTTACCTGCTTGACCGTTCGGGTAATGCCGCTCCCATATCCCATCAGGCAATCCGGTGTTACGTCCACCGCGGAAGTAGGCGAACCCCCATTTCATTCCCTTCCCCTTGATCAACCTGGTCGTGTTCTTGCGGTTCATGCGATAGCCTTGTTCAGGGAACGCCTTGAACCACGAGAGTATCTGCACGATCTTGGCACCTGACAGATTGCCATACTGATCGAGTGCATTGCTGCGCTTGGCAAACACACCGTACATTCCGGCGGGCATCACCCCGACTTTTTGCAGGGCTCGCTCATATCGCTTGCTCACGCGCGTACCACCATCGATCAACGCGCTCAGGTAACGGTCTGGCATGGTTGATCCCTTCCCTTGCGTACCTGCCAACTGCCCCAATGAATTGCGAGCCGACTTTCTGACACCGTCCCTCAACCCGACCTCTGCGCGAAGATTGGCTTTGGTCGCATACTCGTACACAAACATGGCTTGCCGAGTTGCTGGGTTAGGCCGATCAACAGCCCGGTTGATCTCATCCTGCAATGCCTGGTTGACCAGCTTGGCCGTCGAATTAAGCGCGTTTTTTGCAGCGAAGGGGATCTGCTTAAACCCGATATCGCTCAAGTCGCGCTTGAGTTCTTCCAGACCCTCGATCTTTATAGTCAGCATGGCGAGCCACCCTTCCACACCTTCCATACCTCAAGCCAAGGTATGGAACCCTGCAAGCCAATAAAACCGGCCCTGTTCCATACCTTCCATACCTTCCATACCTTCCAGACGTAAATGTGATTACGCACGCGCGCGCGTATATGCGCGGGCGCACGCTCACGCACGTGAGGACATAGGTATGGAAGGTATGGAAGGTATGGAACATCGGCCACCGGCGCGGCTTGCAGCCTTCCATACCTTGCCATACCTTCCATACCTCGGGGGTCAGAACGCGTCATGTTCGTCTCCCGATGATTGCTGCGCGAGCATGCTGCTTTCCGACTTTGCCGTTTTCTCTGGCGGCTGGTACCAAAAGCGAGTCATGCCGTTGCGTTTTTCCACCTTCGCGCACCCGAGCTTGCGCAATGAAATGCCAATTCTCGTTTGCAGATCGCGCGTCAATTTCGACGCATCCATCTTCAACCCATCCATTGCGGCCGTTGCGATGGAAAACTCCTTAAATTGCTGATACACCCAGTCATGCAGGGCATCCACCAGTGAATCCTGTTGCTCGCGCTTGAGTTGTTCCGGGTCGAAGAACTCGCGCTGCTCCGCCGAGGTGGGCCAATAACGCTCACCGGCCTCGAACCTCACCAGCGCCTCGGCGAACAATTGCTCGCGCGCTT